TGGAGTGTTCTTACACCGGACATTCGCCTATTTATACCGTGCCCGTAACACCCGCTGAATATGGGATTGCACAATGAGCGATCTCATCAAGCACTACCTGCAACTGGTCGGCATCGCCAAGACGTGGGCGATGAAGAACTTGCCGGGCTGGAGCGATGAGAGCCATCGCGATCTGCTGGCGCGTTATGGTGCTGTCCCTCTCCCCAGCCCTCTCCCGCAAGCGGGAGAGGGGGCGCGTGTGTCGGCCAAGACTTTGAATGTGCCGCAACTGGATGCGGTGCTGGGCGATTACGAGCGGCGCGGGTGGGATCGGAGCAAGCGCGTGTTTGCGAAAGACGGCGTGAATAAGAAAGTGCCGGAGCGCATCGCGTTCATAGTGAAGTTGTGGGGCAAGCTGGGCACGGCGGGCGAGTTGAAGGACACAAGCCGGAAGGCGCTGCTGGCTTTCTGCGTGCGGCAGGTTAAGCATGAAGTGCCCGATCTGGATAGCTTGAGCGTGAAAGAATGCCAGAGCATCAGCGAGGCTTTGAAGGGGTGGCTGGCGAGGGCTTAACGCCCGCGCCTGATACATCATGGACATCCCGGACATTGATCCCGATTTGCTCGATATTTTCCCACCGGTGTTGATCCAGGTGGTGCGGGCTTTGGGTATCGTGCGGGCGCGGGAGGTGTTGCTGGAATTCGGCGGCGGGAATGTTTGGGTGGGCAAGCATAGAAGCCGCAGCATGCGCTTGAGCGCCGAGGAGCTGGCGCGGATGCGCGAGTATCTGGCCGGGCACTTGGATCACACCGGGCGGCTGTATTTGCCCAAGGCCGACAAGCTGGTGAACTACGCCCGCGACGAGCAGATCAGGCGCGAGATGTTCAGGAAGAGCATTAAGCAGCAGTCGCGCGAATACAAGCTGTGCAACCGACAGATCATGAACATCCGCGCAGGCGAGCGCGATGATGTATCGACCGAGCAGAAAAGCAGGAAGTCGCTCTTGCTGAGCGATGATGAGTTGTCGGCGTTGACGACACTGGCCAAGACGCAGCTCGAACAGACGCACTACAACCCGGTGCTGGTGCGGGTGCTGAACAAGCTGGACAGGGCGAGAGTGGCGAACAGGGCGACGGGGGTAAAGTCGGCGCAGTTTGATTTGTTCGGGTAGTTTCGCATTTATCACCCCAACGTCTCAAGTAAACCCCATTTAAAAAGCACGCTGACCCGTTTAAAAACTCCGCGCACCTCTCTGCCCTGCCCATCACCCCATCCGATAAAGTGAAACGCTTAAATCGCGTTTAAATCGGCTTCACAGATTCACCCAGCGGGAAACATTTCCCGCGCTGTATTAAATCCTCTCTCCCGCGATGATGCGTTCCATATTCAGGAGCGCACATGCCGCATGCCAAACACAAATCTGCCAACAATTTCGCCGCCCTCACGTTTGAACTAGTGCCGGGTGCGGACGGGGTGACGACTGAGGCGCATCTTTTGCCGCCCGGCCCGTTCCGCTCTGACGATACTCGCCCGGAGGAGTGTGCTGCCTGGCTGTTGAACGCGCAGATCGCGGCGCGGGTGATCGCCCGTGCGGCTGCCCGCAAGACGGATACGGTGATCGCTTACGAGCATCAGGATTTGCATGCCAAAACCAACGGGCAAAAGGTGTTGGCAGCCGGTTGGATTTCAAACACGTTCGAATGGCGCGAGGGCAAAGGGCTTTATGCCGTCGATATTTACTGGACGAACGATGCGAAGCGCGAAATTGCCGCCAAGCAAATCCGCTATATCAGCGCACTTTTCTATTACGACGGGATCACCGGCGAAGTGCTGGAGATTGTTTCCGTTTCCGTGACAAACACCCCCGGAGTTGACGGCTTGGAGCCACTGGCCGCGCTGGCGCGCGCCGCTTTGACTCGCGGGGAATTTACCGATTTTTCAACCACAGGAGGAGCCGACATGGCCTTGACTGAACAGCAGGTGGCAGCGCTCACGAAGGAACGTGACGATGCAGGTACAAAACTGGCGGCTCTGACGATTGAGCACGCTTCCGCAACTACGAAACTGGCCGCGCTCACTGCCGAGAACGCGGAGCTGAAAACCAAGGTTGCCGCGATTGATGCCGAGAAGGCGGCGGCAGCGTTGGCGGCGGATAAGAAGGCGCACGGCGATTTGCTGCTGGCGGCGTTGACCGATGGCCGTCTTGTGCCCGCGCAGAAGGCTTGGGCGGAGAAGCAGCCTCTGGCGGCGCTGACGGAGTATCTGGATTCGACGAAGCCGCTGGCGATGTTGACGAAGCAGGTGGAAGACAAGACTGGCGCGGGCAATCACGGCCTGACCGATGTTGAGCTGGCGGCTTGCACGAAGATGGGGCTGACGGCGGAAGAGTTTGCAAAAAACAAGGCGAAGTAGCGGGGGCGCAACACCCCTCACCCTAGCCCTCTCCCGCCTGCGGGAGAGGGGATGAGTAAAGCGATATTTTAAGGAGATTTACATGTTCAAGAATTACGGTTTCATCGGCTTCAAATGGCTGGTTTTGGTGGCCTTTACGGTTTTGTGTGCGGGGCTGGTTTTGGCTGGGCATTCGGGCGCTGTCGGCGGTCACGCGGATGTGTTGTTCGGCCACTCGGATGCGGCTTTTATTGCATTTGGCGGGGTGACGCAGGTGCTGACTCAGGCGCAGATTAGTGCGCTGAACACGTCGATGCTGGCGCGCTTCAATCGTGGGCTGGCAACAAAAGATGAAGAGTGGATGCAGATTGCGAAGCGCATTGCCAGTAACGGGAAATCGAACACTTACGCGTGGATGTCGCAATTCCCAGCGTTCAAGGAATGGGTCGGCGCACGCACGCACAAGGTTGCGCTGAAGACGGCCTACGTGGTCGAAAACCGCAAGTTTGAAAACACGTTGGACATCCCGCGCGAGGATGTCGAAGACGATAACTATGGTCTGTATGGCGATCTGGCGGAAAGTTATGGCGTGTCTGTAACCGATCTGAAAAACGAGCTGGTGTTTAGCGCGCCAGCAACCGGTTTCGCCTCGCTGTGCTACGACGGACAGAATTATTTTGACACGGATCATCCGGTCTATCCGAGTGAAGATGGCTCTGGCGTGGCGACATTGGTCAGCAACATGCAGGCCGGGGCGGGCGAGCCGTGGATGTTGCTGTGTACAAAGCGCGCGCCGCAACCGTTCTATTTGCAGGAGCGCATGACCGCCGAGTTTGTGGCTAAAACCGGGGCGGCTAATTCGGACGGTGTGTTCGAGAACGATGTGTTCAGCTACGGCGGTCGCTGGCGCGGTGATGCTGTGTTCGGCTTCTGGCAGTTGGCGTTTGGCTCGAAAGCTGATCCCACGATTGCCAACTTCGAGGCGGCCTACAAGGCGATGCAGAAGTTCAAGGGCGACGGCAACCGTAAGCTGGGCATTCAGCCCGATTTACTGGTGTGTGGACCGGACAACCAGTCCGCGTTCGAGGCGATCTTGAAGGCCAGCCAGAATGCAGCTGGTGCAAGCAATATCAATTTCAACAAGGTGAAGTTGCTCTCTACGCCTTGGATGGCGGCTTAACTGAAATACCGTGAGAGAGGGGCAATGTGCCCCGCGAAGTGCTCCCCCGCACCGTGAGGTGCGGGGATGCGAGTGAAGACAATTTAAATGGAGGCTGAAATGGCTTTGAAAGAACTGTATGTGCGGGTGAATCTGAAGACGAAGTCGCAGAAGTTTTTCCGCTGCGGGGTGCAATTTACGCGCGAGTGGAAGTTGCTGACGGAGGTGGCGGATGTGACGGCGAAGCGTTTGCGCGAGGAGCAGATGCTGGAGGTGTCGGTGGAGCGCCCTGCGGATTATGTTGAGCCGGTTGTTGCTGCTCCAGCTGCTCCAGCTGCTCCGGTTGATCCGGTTGCGCCTACTGATCCGGCGCTGCGTGCGGCGGCGATCAAGGAGGCGATTGGCAAGATGGATGTGGCGAATGTCGATTTGTGGACGGCGACGGGGATGCCGAAGTTGCCTGCAATCGTGGCGTTGACGGGCTTTGAGGTTACTCAGGCCGAGCGTGATGCGGTTTGGAACGAGATCAAGGTTTGATCGTGATGTTCGCGCTGCGCACCGACGAGTTAGCCCTCACCCTAGCCCTCTCCCGGGGGGAGAGGGAATTAGGGCGGAGTGATGGATGGGAGTCGGGGTTATGACTTTTGCTACTCGGGCTGATCTGTTGGCGCGGAGCAGTGCGCATCGGTTGGAGCAGCTTGCTGTGCCGACGGATGCGCAGATGTTTGCCGAAGGGACTTTGCGCACGGCGATTGAGGGTGGGGATTTGTCGGGGCTGGCGGCGGTGGAGTTGGCGGTGCTGAATCTGGCGCTGGCGGCGATTGATGGGGCGTTGGGGGATGCGAGTGAGCTGATGGTGAGCTACAGCGTTCCGGCGACGGCTGCCAGCCCGCTGATCGCGCGTTTGTGTTCGACGATTGCTTTGTATTACTTGCAAAACGCCGAGCGCATGACGGCGGATGAAAGCAAGGCTTACGAGGGGGCGGTGGCGACGTTGCGGGCGCACAACAAGGGCGAGATCAATTTGTTGCCGCTCACGCCTGCGGAAGAGTTGCTGGTCGATGACCAGGTGCAGTTTGTGAGCGAGGCGCGACGCTACGGAAGTAGTGCTGCGCCGGTGGATGGTTGGTGATGAGACCCCATCCCCATCCTAACCTTCCCCTTGAAGGGGAAGGGACTGCCGCCCTCACCCCTTCAAGGGGTGAGTTGGAGAGATGGAATGCTTGAGCTTTCGCTTACG